GTTGTAAAAAGGGTTGCAAACTCTTTTTGAGTTCACTTTTTTAGAGAGAGAGAGAGCCGACTTTTTTAAAATTTTCTATGAAAAAAAATAAGAATTATAACAATAATTTAATTTTTATAATTTCTATGAAACAAAACTTTTAGAAATAATATTTTTAGGTTCTCGGATTCTCGGGAAATATTTTGTGTATGATTTTAGACAATTATAATAGAATCATTTTGTTTCATTTCTTGTATTAGATCACTATAAATTATATCTAATTTTTCATCACTATTTACTCTTTTACTTGTATTTATAATATTTAATTTTCCGATGTTAAGTAATTCGCTAAGTTGATCTTGTTTGTCAAAAATATCTTCATATTTAACACAATATACTTTATAATTTCTTGGTTTGGTTGGTTTTAAATAATTATTATGAAATTCATTAAGTTTGTATAAATCTTGACCGGATTTATAAACATCATCTAATTTAATGTCTTTGTCAATTTGAATATTAGTTAAATGTTTAGGGTTTTTAAATCTACTTGGTATAGAAAAACTAGGATTTCTATAAATGTATATAACATGATATTTATGTAGTTGACATTCAGAAATAGCTATACCATTAAACCATTCACTATTTGGAACTCCAGATTTCCAATTTCCAACATATTCTAATTCTTCTGGAGGAAATCTACTATGTATATGTTTTGTTTGACCATATTGTTTTAGTGCATTTTGAAGCATTTTAGATCCACATCCACCATATGAACATACATAAAATGTATTGTCCGATTTATTATTTTTCCTCATATTAATATGAAAATATTATAATAACCTTATATATTTATTCTAAAATAATACATAGGTTCTCGAGTGGTTCTCAAATCCTCTGAAATATTTTGTGTATGATTTTAGACAAAATATTTTTGTTGTGTATTTTATTGTATTTTTTTCAAACAAATTTATTTTAAGAATTTGAGAACCTAATTATATGTTTGAGAACCAAATACAAGGATTTTAATCAATTGGAGTAGTATTCCAAGTTCTAGCATTAGCATTATTCTTTATTACTAATCTAATTCTATAAACACGTGCTCCAAACTCAGTAGTTTGTGTTAATAAATGTTGACCAGTCGCAGGGTTAATTGTAAATTTGAATGAAATAAAATCATCTTGTTCAAATGGTAATGGAGCTGTATAATGAACGTCACTCCCGTCAACATCGACTGCTACAAATGAAATATCGTTAAACCTTTCAGGAGCTCCATTAAGAATTTGACGAAATAGTTCCCTTGTAATATTTTCACTACTGTCAAATTCATCGGTTGTACAAACACGATTAACAGATGGGTCTATAAAGAATTTAGTATTATCTTCATTGTTGGATTCATAATCACCTCCTTCACTTACATCATTAATATCGGTATATGCATTTTTAGCCCATAATAAACCAGAAATATCTTGTTGGAATGTTTCTTCACCTAAAATATTGAGTGAATTAATTAAGTCTTCTTCATTATTAAAAAGATCAACACCAGCAGGAGTTTTAAATAACTTAAGTGCTAAATAACGTACAAAATCGTGTTTTACTAACATTTTTTCGTGTATTGGTATATCAGAAATAGCGTTTTCACCAGGCCATTTGTTAAGTTGTGCATTAACAGGTGAAATATTAAAGTTATCTGGCCAATTTTCCATAAATGTAAAATAATGAATATCTTGTGCTGATATATCATTAATATCCCAAGAATTTGATGAAAACCTGAATACATTTTTTAAAGTATCATTATCTATATAGAATATTGCAGTAGCACTAGCATCAATAGTCGTTGGTACCGATCCAAGGTCTAATGTAGCAGATATATCCATAATTTTATTGGTTGTGAACGCATCTAATACAAAATCAATAGAAGCCATTATATGAAAATTGTATATAGAAAATTTATATAAAAAATAAAAGTGAAATATAATAATTAAAATATTTGTAAAAAATTGATTGTAAAAAATGATATTAAGATAACTGCATAATACCTTTATATTCTTATATCGCTACTAATATGTCTAAGCCAATTATTGATTACAAAGAATGGGATGTTGCTTCTAACAAGTATATGCCTCCTAAAATTAATAAACAACAAGGAAAAGCAATAAATATGATAAGTACTAAGACCAACCGTTCTATTCATGTTACTTCTCCATTACTTCATACTTGGGGTTGTCAAGATTTTGTAGGAGATAATGGTGTAGGAGATGGTAAGTTTAGTATTACTTTAAATTTTCCAAATAAGGATTATGAAACAAAAGATACAAAAATATTTTTAGAAAAAATGAAGGCCTTTGAAGAACAAGTTTTAGATGATGCTGTTAAGAATAGTGAGCTGTGGTGGGGTGAAGAGATGGATCGAGGAATTTTGAAGCATACATTCTTTCCTTTTGTGAAGTATCAAAAGGATAAAATAACAAAGAAGATTGATATTTCTAAACCCCCTTCAATAAAGGCTAAGGTACCAAATTATAATAACGAATGGTCTGTTGAGATATTTGACACAAAGAACAATCGTTTATTTCCATCTGAAGATAGTATGGATACACCTGTAGAATTGATTTCATCTGGAAGTAATATTGCAAGTATTCTACAATGTGGTGGTATTTGGATTGGTGGTAAAGGATGGGGTTTAACATGGAAGTTGGTTCAATGTGTGGTAAAGCCAAGAGCAAATGTGTCAATTACTGGTAAGTGTCATATTCAATTGTCTGAAGAAGATTGTGAAGCGATTGATAAACAAGAATTAGAAGAAGATGTTGTAGAAGAACCGGCTTCGATGGATCCTGCAGTAGAAGATAGTGATGAAGAAGTAGAACCAGTAAGAGAGCCAGAGCCAGAGCCAGAGCCAGAGCCAGAACCAGAGCCCGAACCAGTAAAGAAGAAGGTAGTAAAGAAGGTAGTCAAGAAAGTAGTAAAGAAGTCAACTGTTTAGATAGTAATAGTAGCTAGGTAATAATTAAAAAATATAAATAATTAATCTATATTTTTTTTACATGTTAAATATTTCTATTTCGATTAGTATATTGCCTTTCCTTGAAACATCAAATAAATTATCATAGTTAATTTTAGGTATTCCCGATTTATCCAACGCAATAGTTTGTTTTTTAACCATTTTTAATTCTTTTCTTTGTATAATAATATTTTGTTTTCCAATTGGTACTATAATTTCATGAAGATCCCATAAATCTTGTAATTTATATGAAACATTAACTAATATATTATTGTTTGAATCTATACTAATATTGTCCGGCAAAATAGGTATACAATCAACGTACAAATTGCCGGAGTTAATATCAAAGATAAGATTATGATGCCATAAAGGTACAATATAATTTTCATTTTTGAATTGTAGTTTATATAAATTGCAATCAAATAAATCATCAATAAATGGATGTAATGTAATATGTTTGTCATTTTGTCGTTTTTCATCAAGTATTTTTTTAATACTTTCTAACAGTTTTTCCGAAATGTGTAATATATCTTTATAACTTTCCATAATAATGAAAATTTTTCCTAGAACATCTTTGTCAATTTTTCTCATAAAGAATAAAGCACTTTTATTGCATAATCTTAATAATTTTTGTATGATTGCCTTTAATAATTTTTGTTGTATTTCTTCTGTTATAATATTATTCAAAAACGATGATAAAATAGATGTGTAATTAAAGTCGGGTTTTTCATTTAATAGAAATTCGTATGCATCATGAATTTGTTGAAATTTATCTGAGGCGTCTTCGTTTTGATTTTTATCTGGATGATATTTAAGTGCCATTTGCCGATATTTTTTTTTTACAAGTTCGTTTGATAGTTCTTGTTGATTTATTTCTAGAATTTTTAATGCATATTCCTTTGTCATTTGCGAATTGTTCATAGTCGTCATAATTACCAAGTTTAATTATTATATAAATTAAAATAGTTTCTAAGTGGTATATGGGTCGATAATTATTATTATAATATTTCAAGAATGGATATATTTTATTAAGTATTTGACTAGTATCCGATATAGATAACATATTGTTTTGAATAAAATAAGATAATATATAATGAATACACTCAGCAGTATCAAGATTATATACTAAGATATCATAAATTGTATCTCTAAATTTAGTAAAATCCAAATTAGTATAATCTTTCATTTCTTCAATAATTTTATCGCATATTATATTGAATATATCTTCTGGTATTGACATTTCAGAGTTAATTAATGGGAAAAACTGTAATTCTTTTAAATTAACAATTGAATCAATTTCTATTGAATCAATAAGTTTATGATTCGTGTATGGGTTTTTATAGTTGCATATTTTTTGTGTAAATTCGATGTCATTTTTCATAGATTCTTTATTTTTATAAATATTTTTCAATACTTCTTTGGTGGGTCTTTTCACAGGAAGTGTGTAGCAAATATTCAATATATTTTCCGGTATGAATCCAATATTTTCTGTTATTAGAATAAATTTGATTTTAATTGATAAATATGGATTATTATATTGTTGTATGTAGCTGTAAAAAATTTCTAATAGTTCTCCGTGAATTAGATGAAAGTTTTTGCATACAATAATTCCAACTTTACACGGTTTTAAAGATACTATATCAAGAACGTTTTGATAAATAATCTGCCATAATACTTTAGAATTACACCCTAATAAAGACATATCAATTTCATAATGAATATCACTAATGTTATAATTGTATTTTTTTTTGTCGTTTTCAATAGATATAGTTGTTTGATACTTCATACTTGCAGGACTGTATTTTTTTAAAAAATGTAGAACTTGTGAATATTTTCCTACACCAGAAGGTCCATATACAATCATATTATCGAAATTTTCAATTTGTTTTGGAAACCTTTCTATTAACGGTGTCAATTCATTATGTATATTCTGTTTTTCTACGGAATATATATATTCTTCAAAGTTAGTTTCGTAATACTTCATATAACAATAGTATACTAACGTAATTGTTATTTATACGATTTATTCTATAATATTATATAACTTCAATTTTTTTTGTTTCACTTTCAAGAAGTCAACTGATAATTTTAATTGATATCCAACTAATCCAAGTATACCACAAGTTAGACCAGTAAAGACAATAGTTTTTAAATATTCTTTATATTCTTCTGGTGAATACATGTATACAATCAAAAATGCAGTTAATCCAATGAAGAATGTTGAAGTAACAATAGTGGTTTTGAATTGAAATAGTATATCTTTGAAATCATTAATAACAAAGTATTTTTTGGCTTCTTTAACTTGATTTGTAGCATATCCAAAAACAATCAAGGAAATAATTAATGAAGTAAATTGTCCTACTCCTCCTAATATAATTGCATATAAAGCTAATCTTGCCATTAATGAAGCATTTTTTTTAGTAAGTGAACTCATAATAGATTTGTTTGAATATATATCATTAAGAATAAATGCAACTAAAAAGAAGTTCAAAATAAATACACAAATGTAAAATAAGAATTGAGAACTGGTATTAAATATGTATATAAAAGTGAAGAAATACAATATAATTAGAACACTATATTTGATTATACCTGTGTATCCAATAGTTGTACCGATTGATTCATTTTCTGTTGACTCATCCATTATATTTTATAGGTTTATATAAAATATAATATATTTATTTGTGTAGACTAAACCTTTTTCAAATGTGTTTTTTCGATCCATTGTAATAGTTCATTTTTATCGCAAGTAGCGTATGCATAATGTTTTGGGAATTTTTTTAAAGGAAAGAATTTTGGTTTGGGTGCGTTCATGGGTTTATAAAAAATATAAGGACCATATTTTCCTTTTCTTATAGAAGTTTCTTCATTTAATTCTCGCAATATATTTGAAGATTTATTTTGTTGTTGTTTTTCTTTAATTTTTTCAACAACGTTTTCAAATGTCATAGAATCTATAGTAATCGATTCATTCGATAAATTAATAGAATTTTCTCCCCACATTAAGTACATTCCGAATTTTCCCATTTTTAATATACATTCTTTGTCTTCGTATTCACCCATATGACGTTGTTGTGTTTCTACTAAGTCTTCTAAATTATATTCACCTGCTTTTAATTTATCAATATTTAATCGTAATTCACGTTTAACTGATGTATATTGATAAGATCCGTCTTCTTGAGTATTTCTTAATACAGGACCGTATTTTTCATATACCAATTCATAAGTATCATCGATTTTAAAAGACTCTTTGTTTAGTTTTTTAATGGGTTCCATTTGTGATAATATATTTTTGTTACATTTATCACATACTTCTTTGTATTTTCCGTTTGTTTGATTGATTGTATCTAAATCTATTTCCATTTGTTCGGTATAATCGTATGAAAATAAATCGCTGAAATATTTCATCAAAAATTCTACACATAAAACTCCTAAAGGTTCAATAACTAATTTGTTTTTTTCTCCTCCAAATATTTTATCTATTTCATTAATTTCCATTTCATGAGATGCGTTAAGAGTATATTCCTTTATATTACAAGACATACCTTCAACATCTCGTTTAGTAATGTAATTACGTTCTTTAATAGTTTCTACTAAACTAGCGAATGTAGATGGTCTTCCGATCCCCATTTTTTCTAATTGTTTGATCAATCCAGCTTCACAATAATGTAAATGTTTTTGTTTGAGATTAACTGATGATTCAATTTTATTAAACATAAGTTTTTTAGTAACCAATGTTTTTAAATATAATAATAATCCATTTCCGCTATTTTGGTTTTCTGTTAAATCGTCCTTTTCTTCTATTTTTTTCCAACCTAATATTTTTGGAACTTCTACAATATGACTATAATACAAATCTTGTGGTGCACTAATTTTAAGTTCTGTATTTATACATACACAATCACACATAATACTTTGAAGTGTATTTTTCCAAATTAAATGATACAAACTGGATAATCTACGATTATCACTTTTTACTGAACTTTGATCTAAGTTAATAATACGTATGGCTTCGTGAGGGTCTTTACTTTCTTTTAGTTCAATAGGTTCTTTTGGTCCTATACAATTATTTCCATATCTTTTTTGTATAAAATCAACAGCTTTATCTAAGAATGGTTTTGCATATTTTGTACTGTCTGTTCTCATATATGTAATAAGTCCTTCTTGATAAAGTGTTTGACATAAAGACATCGTTTCTTTTGGAGACATATTCAAAGAAGAAGATGCAGATTGTAATAATCTGGATGTATTGTAAGGTTTTGGACGCCCTTTAATACTTTCTTTTGGAGTTCCAAATGATAATACATAATTGAAATCACAAGAATCTTCTAAAAAACTTTCTATTTCTTCTTCTCTTGAAAAATCTTTGGACAATTGGAATATAATATTTTTTGGAAAAAAGGTTGCTTTTGTTTTATATATAAATTCTAGAGGTGCACTTTCGTATGATTTATGATTATCATATACAAGTCGTAATGCGGGTGTTTGACATCTTCCAGCGGATAGAGATTGTTCTTTATTATGATATAAGTATTTCCAAAGTACTGGAGATATTTTGTATCCAACATAAAGGTCTACAACCTGTCGTGCTTGTTGACTAGTAACTAGATCCATATTAATTTTTGTAGGATATTTAATAGCGTGTTGTATAGCAGATTGTGTAATTTCATGAAAAATGATTCTTTTGGTAGTTTGTATATCAAGATTAAATATTTCACAAATGTGCCATGCAATAGCTTCACCTTCACGGTCATCATCTGTAGCTATAATAATATTTTCTTTTGAAAATTGTTTCATAACTTTTTCAATTTCTTTTATGTGTGCTTTTTTATCGTTCATTAAAGAGAATACTATGGAATGATTATTTTTTGTATCTATGGATTTCAGTCCTTCTATTTTTCTTAGATGTCCTATACTGGCAATACACGCATAGTCTCGTCCTAAATATGATTCTATTTTTTTACATTTAGATGGAGATTCAACAATTACAAGATATTTTGCATCTGGAGAAATTTTTAGTTCTCTAACTTTAAAATTGGATTTATTAAATTTTGGCATGTCAGTTGTACATAGTTATTTATGTATAAATCTTTATGTTTATTATCTTTATTAAAAAATTGAAACAAAATATAGTTTAAATTTTTCATTATATTAAATAGTATATTCATTATGGAGGTTAATCAACAATATAAAATAAGAATATTTGATAAAAAATATGGATGTTATGAATATATTAATACAATTACAAATAGCATAATAAGTAAGGAAGAAGCGAAATTAGATCCAGCGGAGATTAAATTATTTTCAAAAGATACAATTATAAAAGATTCAAAAGGACAGATTCATATTTTAGAATCGCCTTTACGAAACTCAGAATATATTGCAGGTGTATTAATAATAAGTGATGGTCGTACATATGGACGTACTAAAAATAAAAAACGATTATTATACAAATGTATTCCAGATAATAATGAATATCCAATATTTTTGGTACCCTATGAAATTAAGCATGGATTTACCAAGTCTATACAAAATAAGTATGTGTTATTCAAATATTGTGATTGGGAAATAAATAGTAAACATCCACATGGAACATTAACAGAAGTGTTAGGTGATGTAGGTTCTTTAGAAAGGTATTATTATTATAGATTATATTGTAAAGATTTATTTAAACCAATACGAGAATTTACACATGAGGTTTCTGTTAGAATTAGTGAACAAATAGATTACGATTCGATTCGAAGTAAATATAATGTATATATTGATAGTTCTGATTATGTATTTACTATTGATCCAGAAAATACAGTAGATTTTGATGATGCATTATCAGTTTTAAAAATAGATGAAAATTGTATTAGAATAAGTGTTCATATTTCTAATGTTACACTTTTATTAGAAAACTTTGGGTTATGGAATTATGTATCAGATAGAATATCAACGATTTACTTACCGGATCAATCTATACATATGTTACCAACAAACCTTTCCAAAAAGTTATGTAGTTTAATTGAAGGAGAAAAACGTTTAGTATTTACTATGGAATTATATTTCAATATAAATGAAGATCGTTTATATGATATTAAATTCAAAAATAGTATTATAACTATAGATTGTAATTATGTGTATGAAGATGAAAACCTATTATCAAATGAATACTATAATATATTATACAAAATAACAAATAAATTAGATAGTAAAGTAAATAATAGTCATGAATTAGTATCTTTTTGGATGATGAGAATGAATCTTGTTTGTGGTGTACAATTATCAAAATATAAAGTAGGAATATACAAGACATTAAAAGTAGAAAATGATAAAAAAATTCCAAATGACTTTTCAAAAGAATGTTCTAGAACAATTACAAATTGGAATAATGTATCGAGTAATTATGAATGTTTTAATAATGATTTAAATCATGAGTTATTAGGTGTAAATAATTATTGTCAAATAACGTCTCCAATACGTCGTATAGTAGATTTAGTGAATCAAACAATATTTATGAATTATATAGGTTTAACTGAAATGGGTTTGGTGTATAGTTTGTCTGATAATGCATATAACTTTTGTGAAAAATGGAAATACAAAATTTCACATATAAATGAAAAAATGAAAAATGTAAGAAAAATACAAATAGATTGTAAAATATTAGATCGTATTGAAAAAGAACCATATATATTAAATTATATTTACAAAGGTGTTGTGTTTGATAAAAAACATAAATATGAAGATATGTATTCACATATGGTATTTATAGAGGATCTTAAAATATTATTACAATTTAATAGTACAAAGGTTTTAGAAAATTATAAAATATATGATTTCCAATTATTTGTGTTTGAATGTGAAGATAATATTAAACGTAAAATACGTTTACAAATAGTGAATATTTAAATATCATCAAAATCGATTTGTTCACCTTCTTCATCTATAAAGGATGTTTCTTCTTTAATAGTATTAATACTATCTGGTAAATATTCATTTGTAGTGAATTCAATATCATCATTATTTTTTACATCAGATGAAATTAGATTAGTAGAATCAATTATAGGACGTAACCTTTCGAATCCTACATTTGGGATCATTTTTAGTTGTTCAACTTCATTAGGTCCATATACTTCTAATATGTCACAATTTTTTGGAGTTTTTTCCCATTCTCGTAAACCAATCAAAACTATTGTTCCTTTAGATATATTACAACTTCTACGATTTCTTCCAGTCATTTTTCCACGTATATGTCCAATTAAATCTACACCATTAGCTGTAGTTAAACTACAGTTATTTCCGTTCATTTTTGTTACACACGCATATTGTTCTTCATTACATGTAGATAAACGTAAGCGTGTGTTTTGTGGAGTATTTTCTCTTTTACGAGCAAAAGATTTATGTTTGCTACCACCTGAAGTATTTTTGACCATTTTAATATAATAATAGATTTATAATATTTATAAAATATATTTTTTTGAATCAATTTTTTAAATTAATTATTGATTCTGTAGGCGTTATTTTAGAATTAGTTTCACAACAGATGTATTTATATAAATATTCACAAAGATGGCTGCAATATAAACAAGGGAAGCATATACAATATTCGCAATACATTTTATATATTTATTGTATTTTAATGAATAATTATATCAATTTTATTAAAATATTTAGAATTATTTGAGAACAAATAGTATAATGATGAGTTCAAAAGTGAAAGGTGGTAATTTTATTATTTCATATGATAATTTCAAAGGTGCGATGGATAGTGTGTTTGATAAAGAAGAGTATATAAAAAAGGTAAGAGCCCAGTCATTAATGGATTTACAAAGTAGTGAAGAAGTAAAAGAAGATGAAGTAGTAGATGAAATACCTTCTACTATAGAAATTCCTGAGCCTGAATTGAATAGTGAAGATAATGTGGAAGAAATAGATAATGATGATGTTGAAGAATCCGAAAATTCTGGTGTTTTAATTAAGAAGAATGAATTATTATTATAATTTGGTATAAATATATGTGTAGTATGTGTGTGTTGTGTGGTTTGTTGCGTTTGTGTTAGGTGTGTTATAAAGTTAGTATGAACCCCGGGTA